TTAATCAGACCGAAGTTAAGACCCGACAAGGAGGAGTGATATGGGAAACGAGCAGTTAAGTATGTTTCAAGCAGCGCAGTTGCACTGGCTAAAAAGACAGGTGGATAATTTGCGGGAGGAGGAACACAAGACAGACGCACGGCCTGGAATAAAGCGAGAGCTGTGGGCCGCAAGGGAGGAGCTTGATGATTACGTCAGGCAACTCAAGAAAGTTGGTGTATCAATTCACAATGGGGGTCGGTAATGGGTCGTTGGACAGAGTTGCAAAAAGAAATAAATGGGCACAAGCGTAAGCTTGCATATGGAAAACAAGAGGTGTCTTTGAAGGAAGCACCATGGGAGAAAAAAGATGAGCAAGAACATAGATCTGATCAGCGATCTGATAAAGAGAACGCAGAAGCAGGTTGACGATATAGAGTGGGAGGACCACCAAGATCCAAGGATCGAGGTCCTTTTACAAGAACTCAATTATTACAAGGAGCAAGAAGAGAATGGGATTATCTATGAGCCAAAATTTTGAGACACAAAAGAGTTTCGAAACACAAAGGATGTTAGTGTTAATAGAAGCAAAGACATATTCTGGTAGCGCGTTTGGTGTGAACGAGGAAGGTGACGCTGTGTTCTTTAGCAAGCGGCTAGTGGACAGAACTAATTTGGAGGAGGGCGATGAGGTCGAGGCCCATTGCATACCAAATTACTCAGACAAACGAGACGATATACCTTGGCGTTGTATCAAATGCTTCGACGAGGAATAACTTGCAAATAGATTATTGCTGCTGTATAAGTTCGATACAAACACACTACAACTGGAGGGGACTATGCCTCGTAAAAAATTAAATGAAAAAGATAAGGTACAATTTCAGAACGTTGGTCTGCTCAAAGAGGATCATGACATGCTTCGAACTTTAGCGGAGCGGGAGCAAAGGTCCATGGCTCGACAACTCTCTGTGATAATTCGGAAAGCTGTTGCCGAACAGCAAGCTGCATGATAGAATAGTAGACACTGCTCGAGTAAGCGCACTGCCTGTGGCTTACCTCGGATAACTAGACCCTGACTGGTTAGGTTTCGCACTGCAACGTTGGGGTCATTTTTTTTTCTTGTTAGATTTTTTGTAGCCTCGCACCTGGGCAGCGGTCATGCGTGACCATCCTCGAGAGAAGGCTTTAGCTACATCTGGATCAAGTCCGGTTAGTTCTGCGATCTCTTTTGCTGCGGTTTGTTCGGAAGCGTAGCCAACGCTACGCTCCTCGAGGATCTTGGTTATATCTTTGGGGTCAATGTCAGCCATTCTCTAGCCTCTTCACCTAATACTTTTGCACCTATGTCTATCTTTGATTGAAGGGACTTGACAATACGCTCGTCGATTGTGCCTTCAGATATTAGATCAACGTAGGTTACGTTATTCTTTTGTCCAATCCTGTGAGCACGATCCTCAGACTGTGCCCGTGTTTCGAGATTGAAGTCATTGGCATAGTATATCACGAGATTAGCTTCAGTCAAAGTCAGTCCGTATCCTGCGGTGGATGGATTACCTACGAAGAACTTTAGGTGCTCACTGTTTTGAAAATCATAGACAGCCCTTTGTCTTTCGTCGTCGGACGTATCACCGTAGTATGAAGCGGCACATCCTTGCCCGAAAGTTTCGTTCAGCATCTTGGTGATCTGTTGGATGTCGTATCGAAAGCGTGACCAGATGATTGCTTTACCATCGTGTTCTTCGAGGATCTCCTTCAATGCATCCATGCGTTTCGAATCAAAGTATACTGTATCACCTTCGTCAGTCTTGAGATGTCCCGATAGGATCTGTTGCAACCGTAGCATCTGCGTGATGACAGCAGGAGCCGTGGACAGTTCACCATCGTCCAACATAACGAGAGCGTGTTGCTTGATTGAGTTGTACATGTCTCGCTGTTCTTTGGTTAGCCCGACATACCGTACGGTATAGATCTTGTCCGGTAGATCCAGACAGTCTTGTTTCAGTACACGATAGGAGAACTGATCTATCTTGAACGTCAGTTCGTCAAGGTTTCGAAAGCCTACGATCTGTTGGAAAGCGTGGCTACCCATGGTCTTTCTTTGCACCACTGCGTATCTGCCTTGGAATGCGTAGAAGGAATCGTAACCCAGGAGACCGGGTCTTAGGAACTCACACTGCGAATACAGATCCATAGGGCTTTTAGTTACAGGAGAACCCGTCAGTAATCTTTTGTACTTGAAAGCAGAAGCTATCTTCATTAGTGCTTTGGTACGTTTGGCTTTATGGTTCTTGATCGTTGTTGATTCGTCGATAGCAATCAATCCATTTCGTCCAAACGTACGACCCATCCATTCCCCTGCGGTTCTACCTTTGACCGAGGAAAAAGATTCGACGTTCATTACAAAGATTGTAAGTCCCTCGAATGCCTCACCAACGGATCTCATCTCTGCTTGTTGGGTTTTGTTTGGTGATGCTACCCATCGGATTACTCGATGTGGTATGTCGTCTGACATATGCTCTGGTATTTCTTTGGAGGTCCAGTTCCTATACACACCCTTTGGCGCGATGATCAAAGCAAAGTTTATCTCCCCTTCTTGATACAACATACCTAAGTTGTCGATCAGAACTTTTGATTTACCAGTCCCCATCTCCATGAACAGTCCGAACTCTGGTCTTTGCCACCCACGTTCGAGTGCCGTGATCTGGTGGTCAAATGGTTTTATTTTAAATTTGTAGTTGACAGTCATCATATATCTCCACTATTGTCCTCTATGTGGATAGCACGAGGCTACCATATAAATCAACCCTGAAGAGGAAAAACTTATGAACGATATATTTGAAGACATGTTTGACGAATCGACAGCCTTGTCGTCAGTCGATACTGGAACCGGAAAACAATTAAGTCAACTGGTTCAAAATCTCCGCAACGTCGAGAATCAAATCGAGGATGCAGAGAACCACGTAAAGGCACTGAAGCAAGAGAAGCATAGGCTCTCTGTAGAAAACATTCCTGCACTCATGGATGAAATGGGGGTAGAGCGTCTCGACGTAGACGGTCTTACTGTTGAGCGCAAGATGATTGTCAGTGCTTCGATCCCGAAGGATCGTAAAGACGAAGCCTATTCATGGCTGCGTGAGAATGGATGCGATGATATTATAAAGAACGATGTCACCTGTTCATTCGGCAAGGGTCAAGATAACAGCGCGAAGAATGTGATTGCTATCTTACAAGACGCAGGATTCGACCCTGCAACCAAGACCCATGTGCATCCATCCACACTCAAAGCTTTTGTAAGGGAGAGAGTAACGGATGGTAAACCTATTGACCTCGATATGTTCGGGGCATTCATTTCAAATGCAGCACAGTTACGGAGGAAATAAAGATGGCTAATGCAGTTGCAAATAAAAAAGAGACCGCAGTTTCTACCGATGTCATGGATGACATCTTTGAATTTGCGGGGGAAGGCGCAGCATATGATAGTTCGGAGATGCAGATCCCGTTCGTTCGTATCCTGCAAGCTATGTCACCACAGTTAAAGAAGCGTGAGGCTGAGTACATTGATGGCTCAGAGCAGGGCGATATGTTTAACACTGTGACTAAGCAACATTGGACAGGGGATAATGGTGTTTCAATTGTCCCATGTTATCAGACTACCAAGTACCTAGAGTTCACACCTCGTGAACAAGGCGGTGGGTTTCGTGGGGAGATTGCCGCGACTGATCCAGTTCTGACAAAGACCGAGCGTCAAGGCGCGAAAGAAATCCTACCAAGCGGAAACGAATTGGTAAAGTCAGATCAGCATTACTGCTTGATTGTGGATGACGAGGGTTCTTTTCAACCTGTTGTGGTGGATATGAAGTCTAGCCAGTTGAAGGTCAGCCGTCGTTGGAAGACACAGATTGCGATGCAAAAAGTTAAGCATCCAAAGACTGGTCAGTTGGTTACGCCACCTTTGTTTGGTACTCAGTGGAAGTTTACCACTGTTGAAGAGTCGAACGACCAAGGTACGTGGTTCAACTACGCTATCGAAAAGATCGGTTTGTTAGAGAACCGAGAACTACTGCTTGAGGCTAAGTCATTTCGTGACAGTGTAGCCGCAGGTGAAGTGAAAGCTGCGCCAGAGGATCATGGAGACTCCACCTCTAGTTCTTCTGATAACGACGGAGAAGAAATACCGTTTTAAGCAGCCTTGGGAGAGTGAGGTAGTCCACTTGCTCTCCCTTTATTTCACAGGAGCAGTAAATGTCACAAGCAAAAAGATTGCTTGCTGCCTATATGGGTGCAGCAGCGGCACATGGAACGACTACCGTTGGTCGAGTGGGACGTGACGGTAAGGCCGAAGGCAAGAGTAGGATCGTTCGGGAGCCACTGACTGAGGAGATTGTGCAAGGGCACATCGACGGCAAGCAAGGTGTCGGGGCCATCCCGATTAACGAAGATAACATGTGTAAGTTCGGGGCCATCGATGTAGATGTCTACGATCTAAACCACAAAGAATTACAGGAGAAGATCTGCAAGTTGGATCTCCCCTTACTACACTGCCGATCTAAATCGGGGGGTGCACATTTGTATGTGTTCCTAAAAGACTGGGAACCTGCTGCTGTAGCTAGAGAGTATCTAACAGAGATGGCAATACTCTTGGGCCACAGTGGATGTGAGATATTCCCGAAGCAAGACAAGATCATAGCCGAGCGTGGAGATGTTGGTAACTTTATTAACATGCCATACTTTGATGCTGAGATGCCACAAAGGTTTTGCTACAATAAGAAAATAGAAGCGATGGAGTTGGATGAGTTCCTGACAGAGATAGACAACAAGAGTGTGAACCTATCTGACTTGGAGGCTATACGTGCTACTCAATCTGTAAGAAAACATTTCGAAGATGGGCCTCCATGTTTACGACACATCTTTGCAGATGGCCCACAGTCAGCACCAAGGAACAAGCTTTTGTTTTTTATGGGTGTGTACTGCAAGAAGAAGTTTCCCGACAGTTGGCAAGCAGCTCTGGAGGAATACAACCGCACATTATTCTCTCCGCCCCTTCCATCCTCAGAGGTGCAGACCGTAATCAAACAGCATGAGAAGAAAGACTGGGGGTACACTTGTAAGGAAGAACCGTTCAAGTCGTACTGCGATCCATCTATGTGTGTACTGGCTAATTTCGGTATAGGTCAGGATGCACCGGATGCACCACAGGTTGGTGGTCTAACGATCATGTTGTCTGAACCACGTTTGTATTTCATGGATGTGAACGGCACACGGATACAGCTTTCAACAGAGCAGTTGCAGAACCAAATGCTTTGGCAACGTGCTTGTATGGAGCAATGTATGTTCATGCCTTCGACTACGAAACAACAGAAGTGGCAGCAGATGGTCAATGGTTTGATGAGCCAGGCAACGTATATCGATGTGCCAGATGAACTTACTATATCGGGACAATTCAAGGATCTGCTCGAGACATACTGCACAAGTAACATCAGAGCCATGGCACCGGAAGAGATTCTAATGAACAAGCCTTGGACAGATGCAGGGACCACCAAGTTTAAACTGGAAGGACTACTCGAGTTCTTACACAATAGACGGTTTAACATTACAAGTCGGGGACAGATAACCCAGATGATACGAGACTTGGGGGGAGACTCAACAAAACAAAACATAAATAAACGTGGGCCAAAGGGTGAAGTAAGAACAACGGTTAGATGTTGGTTTGTCCCTGCCTTTGAAGAGGAAGAAATAGAATTACCTGTAAAGGAGTATAGCAATGAAATCCCATTCTAATCGACTGCTGCGAGTGGGTGAGGTCGCCGAGATGTTAGGCGTATCGAAATCCTACATATATAAATTATCGCAGACCGGAGACTTTCCGAAACCTATTGTCTTGGGAGACGAGACAAACAAAAGATCCTCGAGCCGTTGGGTTCTGACAGAGATTGAGGACTGGGTTAACACCAGACCAAGGGGAAAAGAATATGATACCGAAAGCTAAATTAATATTGGGGCCACCTGGTTGTGGTAAGACCTACCGTTTGATTGAGGAGATCCGTGGTGCGTTGGACCGAGGCACAAGTCCTTCTCGCATTGGAGTTATATCTTTTACACGTAAGGCTATTGAGGAGATGGTGGGCCGTGCTTGCGCTGAGTTTCAGTTGGAGCCAAAAGACTTTCCGTTTATGAGAACGAGCCATTCGTTTGGATTCAGGGGTTTGGGTTTACAGGTAACGGACATCATGAACAAGGAAGACTACGACAACGTGGGCCGTGATGTAGGGCTGACGTTCGAAGGTAGGATGTCAAATGCACTTGATGATGGTTTAGCAGTGCCGTCGATTGGTGGATCGGGAGCCGACTACTTACAGATGGTGGGCCGTGCACGTTTACGCATGGTAACTTTGGATCAAGAGTACAATGAAGCGTCTGATAGATCCCTTCACTACCCCAAGTTGGTGCAGTTACACAATCAGATTGAGGAATACAAACGATCCACAAACAAGTTTGACTATGTGGACATGATCGACAAGTACATTCAGGTCGGGGAGCCACCGAGTTTGGACTATCTGTTTGTTGATGAGGCTCAAGACTTTACCCCAATGCAGTGGGAGATGGTGTCGAAGATAGCGGACCATGCTGATCAGGTGTTTATTGCAGGGGATGATGACCAAGCGATCCACCGATGGACAGGGGTGGATGTGCAACTGTTCAACAAATGTACGGATAACATAGAAGTGTTGGATCAATCGTACAGAATCCCAAGTTCTGTGCATAACCTAGCGAAGATTGTTGCGAACAGGATTGATGATCGGCATTTGAAAGTATTCAAACCTCGGGAAGAAGAGGGACTTGTCGAGTGGATATACCACCTCGAGGATGCACCACTGCACGAAGGGTCGTGGACTTTGATGGCTCGAACCAATGGGTTCGTCCATGACATGGCAAAGAAGATCAAGGAGATGGGATTTAAGTTTTCTATCAAGGGTAGGCCGAGCATCTCAAACAAACTGGTTTCTAATCTGTTTACATGGAGTGATCTGTGTCAGGACAAGAAGGTGGGGCTACAAAGGATCAAGGATCTGTATTCATCTGTACCCAAGCAGGGACAGAACGCAGTGGTTAAACGTGGGTTTACACAGAGGTTAGATGTGTTGGCTCCTGATGCGGAATTAACGATGGAAGAACTGCAAAAGGAGTATGGTCTATTGGTAGGAGCAGAGCATAGTGGATACGAAGTCCTACGTGTTGGATCAGTGGAGCAAGATTACATTGCAGCTATGGCAAGACGCGGAGATGACTTGCTGTCGGAACCTAGAATCAACCTGTCTACTTTTCATGCCATGAAGGGTGGTGAGGATGACAACTGTTTGGTGTATCTAGGAACGACCAAAGCATGCAGCGAAAGCGATTACCCCGACGATGAGCATCGAGCGTTCTACGTCGGCATAACCAGAGCAAGACATTGTCTCTACTTACTACAAGCAAAAACAAATTACAGGTACACGATATGAAATGTTGGCATTGCAGAACAGAGCTAATCTGGGGTGGAGATCATGATATAGATGAGGAAGACCCGGAATACAGTATAGAAACAAATTTAAGCTGTCCGGAGTGCGGTAGCTTTGTCTTAGTTTTTTATCCAAAGGAACAGGAAGAGAAAAAAATCCAATGAAACGCCAAAAGGTTTTAGAGACAGCAGCAAAACTAATCCATGGTGACAGGGCCAAGGACTACGGTGATGCATACCAAAACCACCAACGCATTGCCGATGGATGGAATATAATAATAGAAGGAGCCATAGAAAAGCATGGTCAAATAACCCCGGCCCACGTCACGTTGATGATGGACTGGGTAAAAACGAGCAGACTAATAGAAACAATAGACCACGAGGATTCGTGGATTGATAAAGCAGGATACACCGCCTTGGGTGCGGAGTTCATTGAGGAGAAATAACATGCAGGTAAACCTGTTTGGCAGTGCATTACACCACCAGATCAAAGGGGAACTAGATCTAATAGATCAGGACTGGAACATACCGCCAGAGTATCCAGACCTGACAGGCTACAAAGATGTGGCTGTAGATCTTGAGACCTACGATCCTAACATAAAAACACTGGGG